CCATTAACAGCACCTTGAACACGCTGTAAAGTACCATCAAATCCAGTCAAGGTTTTGTTAATTTCAACAATATTGCCCTTGCTTTTATCAATATCGTTTTGAAGATTTGTTTTCGCTTCTGCTAATGCATTTTGTGCTTGATCAAATTGAGACGTTGCAGCACTCTTAGCGTTCGCCTCTGCCGCGTTTGCTTGTGAAGCTGCCTGTGACTTTGCTGTATCGATATCACTTGACAGACCTTGCTTCACTTCGTCAGTGTGTGCGTTTGCTTGGGTGACTGCGTCATCTACGGCAGCGGCTATTTGCTCACCCATTTCTGGATCAATACGTTTTTCCCAGTAGTACGTTCCGTCTGCTTTTTTAGTATAGATGTATAATACTCGTCCATCGCCGCTTTGGACCCATGCAAGATCACCCTCGTTGGCAGTTTTTGGTAAATCGTTAATGTCATTTAGATGATATGATTTGTTCTTTCCATTTGCCGCAATTAAAGCAATGTTAGCATCTGTTGCTGCCTGTCCAGCAGAAATCACCGCATCTTCTACCTTATTGGCTATCGAAGCGTTAGCATCTTGATATTTTTTCGTTAAACCAATATCCCCAGCTGTAACACTATAACTAATACGTGTACCGTCAGCAGCAAATGCATCGTCGATACTGATAATGCGAATTCTTTGTTTGAAATCTATGTTCTCGTCAACGGCAGTAAGCCAATCACCGACATTAGCCATTTTGTAAGGATACCCAGCGACAGATAAATCATATAAAGACAAATTAACGGAAATAGAGAAACTAGCACCAACTTGAGATTTGACAGCATCTAATAGATTAGATTCAATTGTATAGCGTTGGTCGTCAATAGGTTCTGCTTGTAACTTTCCGTACACACTTGCTAATGGGCTTGTGTAGGTCACGTGCAACCTATCACCAGTCATATTTTCTTGGTCTGCGTAAGCTCCAAAACCTTCACCATAAGTGACAAAACCTGATGCATCATTTTCTATTGTCATATCGGACAAGTTGAAACCATATCGAACAATAGTAGATAGGTCCGTTCCAATGTTTTTAAATATTGAAACAAGCGTGCCATTTATCTCAAATTCACCTTCAATGCTAGAAATAATGTCGTTAAAAAGTGAGAGTTTATTTTTCATCCCCCAATTCTCTTTTTGAATTGCGTTTGGATTGAAGTTAAGCGTATAACTGTATCCCGTATCAGCGAATATTTGATCTAAATACCACTTAATAGTATGGCTACCGCT